GTGAGGGGTGTCAGCCACCAAGGGCAGCAGGTGTGGCAGCAGACGGGTCTTCCCGCCCGGCCAGGGGAACAGCGTCGTGGTCTTCATTCTCAGCCTCTGCGATGGTTCTGGGCGAGGCTTGTCTCCCCCGCGCGGGGAGCAGGGCCTCGGCCAATGGCACGCGGGCTGTACGCGTGTGTTGCGGCGCCAGGCGGGCAGTTGGAGCTGCCTGCCTGGCGCCCTGTTTCAGGTCTGGAGAGGGGCTCGTTCCTGCCCGGCCGCGCCTTCAGGCAGGGCCGGTGGCACCGGCCACGCACAGTTCGGGAAGCCCGCCTTCTCCGGCATATCACGAAGCTCCTGACGGTAGACCGCCCATGCCAACACCGCTTCCGGGGTGAGCGGGCTATCAGTCGCCTGGGTCCAGTCACTCTCGCGAAGCAGCCTGTCCCGATCAGAGCGGCGCTCCAATCCCTGGACGCTCATCAAAAGATCGGCTGGCAGCTGATGAACCAGCGTCTCTCCCGGCGCAAGCTGTGTGGAGGTATCGACTGCTCGATAGCTGTGCTTGGTGATCGCATACATGCTCAACGCTCCACCGCATATCCAATGACGTCGATGTAGCCGCCACCACCGCTTGGGGCGGTCGTGTAGCCATACGTCACCTGCTGCTGCTCATCAACGGGAAACAGGATGGGGAACCCGGACTGAGGCCTTACACCCTGCATGTTCCCAGTGCTTGCGTCCGGCGTACTGAAACACATGGTTCCTGCTGTTGCCAGGTTGGTGACATTCAACTTAGCCGTCCTCGATGTAATCGGCACACCACATGCGTTGAGGGGCACGGTGACGGGTGTGGTGGCAACTCCGTTTGCCAGCGCCCGAAACGGTGCTGTGTCAGTTCGTTCCCTGTAGGTCACGTACCCGGCGGAACAAATGAAGTTGGGAATCGTGGCGTCGCCCTTGGTCAGAACGCTGCCGAGATATCGCCGAGACGTTGCGCCAGTTTTGGCACGGGCGGTCCCGCTATAGGGCGCAGCTGGTGCGTCCGCTACGACTTCGAGAGCAGGCGTTGTGCCATTGAGGTAAAGGTAGAGGTGGTACCAGGTGTTAGCCGCAAGCGTGAGGCCGCTCAGGGTCAGTGCACTCGGCACTTCGATCGCTCGCTGCAATGAGGGAATCCAAGCGCTACCGCTGGACACGCGGATGGAAGCCGGCCCGACGTACTCCATCTGCAGGCCAAGGATGTGACCAGCCATCGTCCAAAGGCCGGCCCCGGCGGCGACGGAGGCCGCGCTGGCGGCGGCGAGCTGGGAGAGTTTGACGTCAGGCATTGGGGTTACTCCAGGATGATCGGGTCGCCGGCTTCCGTGACGATGCGGTCGCCCGCTTCGGTCACCAGCTGGGCGCGGTAGAGGAAGGTGTGCTGCAGGCGCTGCCAGCTGGTGAAGCCGTCGCGGACGGACTCGATCTCAACCCGCAGGGTCTTGCCGCCGCTGCCTACAGGCGGCAGGTAACTGTCTGTCGCCACTGAAACGTTCACCTGAGTACGCGTCAGGTTGCCGTCCAAGTACCAGCGCACGGTGTAGGTGGTGCCTGGTTCAGGGCCGACGCTGGGCTGCTCGGAGTCGACCAGCTGGTCGGCCTGCAGGAGGCGATCGCGATGCGCCCAGCTGGCCACGACAGTGCCGCCAGTACCCCATGCCTCAGCAGGATAGGCATCGCCGTTGATTCGCAGGCGGCCCGGCGGATACGGCCGAATCTGGCGACGGCGCATCGTCAGCGAGATCGAAGTAGCCAGGTCAGGATTCAGCTCGCCCTGGCTGGTGCGGGTCAGCAGCTTGGCCTGGGGGGATTCGTTGGCCAGGTACTCCCGGCCATCGAAACCAACGTACTCATCGGTGAACCAAACCCTTGCGCCCACAGCATGTGGAACCGGCACTGTGTCCACGCAACCTCGGGCGACGGTCAGCGTCGCCGCCACCGGGTCCATCGATACGACGCGGACCAGCTCATCATCGATCAATGCCTCGGTCCCGATCTCAACGGCATCGAGGCTGACGCCGGCGGACAGCGCGATGGCGGTCGTGGTGGCGGTCATCTCGGTGATCAGCAGGCCGGATGGAGCGAAGTCAGCCGTACCCGCCTCGGCGAACGCAGCACTTCCCAGGCGGGTCTGCAGCGTATAGCCGAATGCGACCGACGACGGCCGCACGCCGATCGAGGTCAGGTAGCCGACATCTGGTGGCACGGCCGCCAGCTCCGATGCGCCCAAGGTCGACGCCAGGTCGCGGTAGCTGGCCTCCAGAAGACGCTGAAGGGTAACTGGCTTGGGCTTGGTGTCGGGCTCTACCCATGCACTGTCCGAGGGCTGGATGTAGCTGGCTGCGGCCATGCCGCTAACGTCTTGGACAACGGTCAGCACCACGGCCGTTTCAGTCTGCGTTCCCTCATCGATGTCCAGGATGCGAACCGGCATCCGGCCGACGCCGCGCCGTGGCCACGACAGAGCGCGCACCTGGCCGCGCTTGAACGGGCCGGCGTCCTGCCGCACCCGAACCTTAACCCTGCAGGGCAAGCTACTTACCGCAGCCACCTCGCGTGCCGCCACTCGCCCCGCGAGCGCGGCGTTCCACAGGCCCGGATAATTCTTCCGGGTGCTGACAACCCGGCCTTGAGCCTGGACGCTGGCCAGGTTCTGATACGTGACGGCGGCATCCTTGTTGGTGGCGATATCCCGGTAGACAACCGTGACCTCATTGACGCTGCCTTCCAGCATCGGCTGCTGCCACTCCATCAGTTCGATGATGTTCGCCGGGCTGATCTCCGCAAGGGTGGCCGGGTCGTAGTCCGGCCGTACCAGCACCAGCTCGGTCAGGCCGGTTACCGGATCCTCAATGCGCATGCCACCGATGTGGTCGCACACCATGTCCATGAACTCGCCTGCAGGAACGGACCGAGACCACTTCAAGCACAGTCCGAATCCTTCGTTCTTCAACGTTTGCGCGGCCTGGCGGAAGCTCTCATCGTTGATGACGTCGACCGGGTGGCCCATGCCCTCGGTGCGCACCTGGTAGATGATGTGCGCCGCGTTCATACCTTCGTCGACCTGGACTAGGTCGCCCCGCCAAAGGCCGTTCTTCCAGCCCTGCCGCCAGCGTGAAACCTTCTTGGTCCAGTTCTTGATGTACGGGTTCATTGCCGCGACCTGGCCGTTGAACACCGTCGTGAACAGGCCACGTGCGGCGGGCCACGGTCCAGGAACCAGCGACTGCAGGTAGGCGCTCGGCATCTGCGTGGGCTCACCCATCCGGACCTCAAGCGTTCCGTCGATGCCGCCTTCGCCCTTGTCGCCACCGAACACGTCAGGCGCCATGATGCGGATTGAGCGCGATTCGGTGATCGCACCCGTAGCTGGAATCGTAATGGGCACCTTCATGCCCATCCAGGTGATGTAGGAGGTCTGAGCACTGCCGTCCCAGATCCTGCGGTCGCCGGCACGGATCTCCCGCAATGAATCCACCGGGCCGAGGCACTCGCCCATGTACAGCGCCATGTAATAGCGGTAGCCGACGGTCTGCTTCTTGCCACTACCCATGAGTGGCCTCCTCGCGAGCAATAGCGGCCAGGCGCTGCGCAAACGCATCGTCCAAGGCTTCGAACTTCTCGACTGGCAGCCCTTCGTCCAGGAACTGGCGCAGGTCTAGTCCATGCCGATCCATCCATGTGCGGATGCCGGCAGCGCACAGCACGCCGCTGCGCTCGCCCAGCTTGGCGGCGCGTGCGTGTTCAACAGTGACCAGGACGGCGCGATCCATCACTTTTTGCCGCCCTTGACCTTGATCGGTGTGGTGCGCAGGTCGCCGTAGAACAGGACGTTGGGGTCATCGATCCAGTTGGTGCCGAACACCATGCTGCATTCGCGCCCATCCTCGGCGGTCGGGACATTGAAGTCCTCAAGGGCAGCAGGCTTGGGCACTGTGGGCTTGGCCCGGTACACGTAGCTGACGATCAGAGCAACGACCATCAAGACAATTTGGACCCACATAGGCAGCTCCTTCTAGAAGATGGGATCAGGACCGAAGGGGTTCTTCGGTGGAATGGTGTGCTGGCCGCCGTATCTCAGGGCGTTGTTGAACTTCTCGTGGCAGATGGCCAGCGAGTGGCCGCAGCCCGGATAGGCCGAAACCAGCTCCCCGGCAGCGAGCGGCGCTGCGGTCAGCAGCGTCAGCGTCGGGCCGACATGGCCAACAACGAAACGATGCTCGGTAGCGGCGCCTTTCACCCACTTGACGAAGCCACCCACGAACCAGCCATCAGGCTTGGCCGCGAAGGCATTGGACGACACTGTTTGAGAAGTAGCGGCCGAGAGAACACCGTCAACGCGGAACAACTCCGGATTCAGGCCGCAGTCGGAGTCGAACAAGGCGAAGGGGCACTGTCCCTGCCAGCATCGGCGCAGACCATTGGTTGCAGCGGCGCCGGCGTTGCTTTGACAGGTCAGCACCAAGTCGTTCTGGCGCTCCGTGACATCGCTCAGCACACCATTCCATGTCCCTCGGATGGCGCCGTCGCTCTTCCGGATCCGCCGCCACTTCACGATGATCCGCTCGGTGGGTGGATACGGGCGCAGTACCGATGCCAACGTCAGCGACAGCGGCACCGTCAGCTCCAGATTGGATCGGGCTTCCTGAGCTGACTGACCGATTCGGCCGCGCTTGATCGCTACCGGGGCGAATGCCTGGGCGTCGTAAGTTTCAAGCCGATCGCTGGAGGTATAGCGCCACCGCTGCGATCCGCGGCCGAACTCGTACAGCTCGACGTGGCGTGAGAACAGGCTCAAGGTTCGCTCTCCTCCGCGCCGATGCCGGCGAAGGAGACCTGGCATCGCGCCACGCCCTCGCCATCGGTTTCGTGCGACAGCTCAACCGTGTCGGAGCTGAGGCGGGCCAGCACCATCCAGCTGATCAGTCGGATAGCGTTGGGCTGCAATGCGACCCCGTGCGGGATGTCCAACTGCAGAAACTCCCGCTGCGGATCCAGCTCGGTCGCTTGAGCGAGCTGCCGGTACAGCACCTGGCCACTGAACAGCTCGATGCGAAGGTACCGGCGGCCAGCCTGTGCGCGCCCGAATCGGGCGACACCTGCCCAGGCAACGACAATGCCGCTGGAGGTAGACAGCGATGGCTCGACAAGCTCCAGGTCGTCAGCCCAGGAGGGCACCCACAGCGCTGAGGCGCGCCCCTGCAGCCAGTACAGCAAGCTACGCAGGCTGGCCTGCTCCGATCGACCCCAGGTCTGCCACGCGTGGGACTGCAGAGGCCATGCCTTGCCGCTGATGTCGTCGATCGCGACCGGCCCGATATCCCCATCGATCACCACCAACTGCCGACCGAACTCGGCCGTTTGTGCCTGGTCGAGATCCGGCCGCTGCTCCAGCACGGGCCGACCCCGATAGGAAGCAGACGGCGCCACAGCCGACCAATCGCAGGTCTCCACCGCAGCCAGACGCACGGTTGAGCGCATCACTCGGTCGGTGACGCGCTCCAGGCTTGGGGTTTCTGCGATGCGAGCCGTCCTGCAGGGCAGCACGCGCGTGCCCGGCTGCCAGGCATTCGCGGTTGGGCGAGCCAACTGCAGCGCGTCGGCGGAGATGCCCGCAACCTCCACTAGTTCATAGGTGGTGACGTCCTTCCACAGCATCGCCAAGCCGCCGACGCGGTAATCCCGCTGCGCCGCTGCCGGCACCGGGATGGACTGCACTCCCAGCACCAGGCGGGCCTTCAGCCACGACACGTCGCTCCAGATCGGCAAAGCCCAGGTGCGGGCTGACCAGTCGAACAGCGCATGCTCCAGCACCTGGCGCTCCCTCCGGTCAGCGACGACGCTGAACTCCCAGCTGCGCCTCGGTGCAGCGCGCAGGGGGAAGCGCGCCTCGCTGCCATCGACCGACTGCTGAACGTCTGTCGCCCAGGCCAGGGTTTCCGTGACGGGGCGCTCCCAATCCGGCGGAAGCATCCATGCCGACATGCGATTGCCGGTGATGGTGATCGTCCGATCGCCCAGGCCGCTGAACGTGAATGTGAGTGTGGCGGTGATGACCGGCGGGCCTTCGGTCGACACCGTGAGGCTCCACTGCCGAACCTGCAGCGGAGCGAACACCAGCGGCGGCGCTCCGGGGCCAGTTAGGTCGATACCTTCGCCGCCGTCGAGAGAAACCGCTGACAGATTCTGGGGCTGGAAGTACGCGTTCCACAGACGAACCGAACGTACCTGGTTGGTCACAAGGTTGCCGAGGTCAATGCGCAGGGGCAGCACATGCAGCCTGTAGAACCAATCATCGTGCGAGGTTCTCACCGACGATCCAGCCACCGGCTGGTCGGGAATGACGATAGTGCCCGCCACCGCCGGACCCGAGCGCAGGTCTGGCCGTGACAGTGACGCCCTCGTTGGCATCAATGGGAGCGGAGTGCGGGGAATGTCCAGGTTCTGGCTCTGCCAGAACCCTGTCACGCTGCTGACCTCGGGAAGGATGAGTGCCATCAGGACTTCCGGACCGCCCAACCGTAGTTGCCGGTTGCTGGGGGCGCATCGGTGTTATTGCTCATGGCAAGTTTGCGCAGCCAAGGGAACACGACCCATGTCTCATTGCCAATGGTGACTTCCTGTTCCGGCTCCAGCTTGGCGATGGAGCAGGCGCGCGTGCCAATCACCACACCCACCGGCGACAGATATGGAGATGCACCCGCACGCCGAATGGACATGGTGATCGGTTGGAAGACGCTACGGCCTGAGAAAATGTTTTCGTCGGCACCACCCAAGGCTCGCCCCAGCCACATGATGTCGTAGCTGCTCTGGGCGGTCGTTGACTGACCGAGCGAGCCGACACCAGTGCAAGCGGACCCTTCAGCTGCCAAGGCACCGCTGTAGTAGTTGGAGATGCGGTGGAAGCTGTTGCTGCGACCATCTTCCACCGAGTCAGCACGCAGGTGTCCGCAACCTGACGCCGACGTGTTGTGGCCGAACAGCGCTCTGGTGCTCCCGTTTGATGTGAGGTATCCGCTGTAGCTGCCGGTCAAGGATCCCCAATAGGTTCCATCGGCGTAGGTGCCGCCCACATAGTCGCCCGCCTTCTGTAGAACGCCGAAGGCATGGTGGCGATACTCGCCCGCCGTCGCAGTCGAGATTGCAACATGCACGGCAGTTCCATTGGAGAAGAGCTTCAGCCGAGGATACGGCCCCGCCTGCACGTTGCTATTGCCATCCGACGGCGAAACATTCGGCTGTGATCCTGGAACCGCAGCGACCGAGAAGCCGACTGACACACGGCTCTTCAGACTGATCTGGTCGGTGTTGTAGAGGTGAACGTAGTCGGAGACACCAGGCATGCGAAGAGTGAGCGTTCTTTTGGCTCCGCTCAGCGTATTGCGTTCTACGGTCCATCCATTGGCGGCGCAGAACTGAGCAACCAGATCTATCAGGGTCTGCAGGTTCGCCACATTGGCGTGTTCAATGTAGGCCATGTATTACTCCAGGGCGAAAGCGGCAAATTGCCCATCGCCCGTGCGATAGACGTTTGGAACAAGCAGGTGCTCGACGCTGCTCGCAGTGACACGCTGCTCAGCGACGGCGCCCAGTGACGGGGTATAGAACACGCCGTCGAAGCCTCCATAGAACTGTCCGCCCTCTGGCACCTGGTCGAACGCGGAGCCAATATCCGGGCTTCCAGATTGATAGCCAACAGCCAGCAACTGGCCCCGCTGGAGCCAGGCAGTGCCGTCCAGAAGGCGGCGATGATTGCTGTTGCAGATAGGTGCCCAAGGCACTGTCAGCCGGCCAACCACGTTGCTGGAGTAGCTGGTGCCGTATGTATTTCTTAGCGGAACCCAGGCCTGCATTGGAGAGAAGAGATACGCCTGTGCGAGTGAGGTGTTCGAAGTGTCGGCACCGGATGGGTTCCAGAAGTTGCTGTGAATGTTGCTGTCATCGGATGCAAGATTCAGCCGGGTATAGCTGGACGCGCCAATGAACAGTGGGTACGACCAATCCTCCGGAAGGTGCTCGGACAGGATGAAGCCCGCGTAGAGCGCGTCGTACCGTCCATTCACCCTGGTAACAACCTTGAAGCACCGGCCATTGGCGATGAACCAGTAGACGATCGCGGAGTTCACCAACGGCATGCCGACATAGTTGCTGTTGGCACCAACCGGGTCGATGGATGGCAGCGCGGGGTTGTAGGCGGTATGCCCTCGCAGCCCCAAGGTGTAGTAGCTGTTGGATACGTCGGTGTAGGACTGGAGGGACAGGTAGATTTCGTCAGTCCCAGCAAGGCCCCTGCCTTTGAACGAGACGAAATCATTGGCGGCAATAGGCCCTGAAATCTTGCCCCCGATCGCGACCCATTGCTGGTTCGCCGCGACCAATGCAGGGTCGGAAGTCAGAAAATCACGCAGCTGCAGCAGCAGGTCGTTGAGGTTGGCGGCAGTTCCGTTCTTCCAGGCCATGCTCAGAGTCCCAATACTTGACGGATCGCCGCTGCATTGCGGCTGATCTTGTTGACGACGGTGGTGTCGCTGCCGGGGTCGTCCAGGTACTGGTCGAGCAGGTCCGGCGACACCTGGTTTATGACGCGCAAGCCCAGCTGCGTGGCAGCGGCCATCGGCGTAGGCGACGAGGCGGTGAAGATGGGGGTGCTTGCGATCATCGGTGTGACTGCACCGCCCTCGGCATAGCCGCGCCAGCGGTCAATGGCGGCCATGCCGACCTGGTTGAAGGCCGACAGGAATGCCAGCGCCCCAGGCTGGCGGACCACCTCTTGGCGATGGACGAACTCGCCGGCGTGAACGATGCCGGCGGGCTGGTACTTGCCGCCAGGACCGGTGTAGCCGCCGACGGCAAAGCTGGAGGCGGCGCCGATGGCGTTTGCGGCGGCCATCGCGGCCGCAGCCGACTGCATCTGAACGGCTGCGGCGGTAACCGCAGCCGCACCGCTGATCAAGCCGGCCCCCGAGGTGCTGAGCGCGGTTGCGCTGGTGGCCACGGCGGTGGCGCCGGCGGTCACGCCTGCAGCTGCGCTCGATAGAGCCGTCGCTGAAGCCTGGGTTGCGGCAGCAGCCGCTGCATCAGCGCCCACGTCTACGCCCTTGTCGAACACCATCGACGTGATCTTGCTGGCCAATGCCTGCGACCACTGGTCGGCGACGAATTCAGCCAGGCCCGTGGATACCGTCACGAAGAAGCTCCGCACCATGTCACCCAGGGAGGCGCTGCTGCTGGCCAGCGACATGAACGCCTCCTTGAAGGCGCTCTGGAAAGTGGTGCGTACGTTCTGCTGCAGCAGGTCGGTGGTCTGCGCCATCTCCCGAAGCTTCAGCTCGATCTGCTCGACTGCTGCCAGCGCCTCGGGATTGCCCAGCGCCGTGGCGGCTTCCCGCATTTTCGGAACGAGTTCCCGCAGGGTGACCAGCTTGGCCTGGTACAGATTGACGATGCGCTGCTGCGCGTCGGCCTCGGTGATGAGGCCCGCCTGCAGCTCGACCTGGATCCGCTGCTGCTCCAGCGCAACCTGGCCCATCGTGCGGTTGTAGGTCTCCTGCAGGCCCTTGAGCTGGGCACTGGCCTCGGTGAGCTTCATCAGCTTGGCCACGTCGGCCGCTTCGGCGCTCTTGCCTACGTTGTCCAGCTGCTGCTGCAGGCGGCCCAGCTCCTTCACTGTCTTGGCCGCCTCGGCATCGGTGCCAGTGCCTTGCAACTGCGCGAGCTGCAGGCGCACGTCGACCATCTTCTTGGCCATGTCCACGCGCTGGCGTTCACTGTCGAGAAGCTGCGCCTGGTCGACCAGCTGGGACTTCAGACCCTCGCTGGCGTTCTTGTAAGCACCTTCCTCGATCTCGTAACGGATACGCGCGGCTTCGCCGGCCTTGTTTTCGCCTTCCTGCAGGTCGCCCAGCATGGACACCTGCTTGGCCAGGTTGTCCAGCTCGCGCTGGGCAGCGGTTTCGGCCTTCTCGCCCTCGGTCTTGCCCGGCTTGCGCGTGCGGCTGCGGTCCTTGTACTGCTCCTGCAGCTGCTTGAGTGCCTTGTCATAGGCGCCGCCCTTGATGCTGCCATCGGCGCCGAAGACGACGTCGCGCAGCAGCGCCGGGTCCGTGTTGCCAGCTGCAGCGCCGTCACGCAATGCGCGGAACTTCTTACCCAGCTCGTCGACGGCCTTCGCCAGCTTCTCGGCCTTCGGTGCGCCGCTGTCGAGCTGGTCCTGGATGGCCTTCGATGCGGCCACGGCCTTGCTCTGCACCTCCTGGTTGGCCTTGTCGGCCGCCGCCCGCTGTTCCAGGGCAACCTTCTCGGACTCCA